CAAGAAGCAGGCTTGTTCGCAAGTCGAGTGCTTGCTGCCGATCAAGCTCAATACATCCTCTCCGGCAACGCGGCCAACATTACCGCAAGCCGCCTGCTTTCAGCCAATCCTGCCTCGTACACAGCAACCGGAAACGATGCAGCGACAATCTGCGCGAGACTGCTCGACGGCGGAGCTGCGGCTTACGCTCTAACTGGAACCGATGCTGGACTGATCGCGAATCGAAAGCTTACGGCGGACCAAGCGGTCTGTTTCCTGGCTGGCAACAATGCCGAGCTGCTTCGATCGCTCAAGCTCAATGCTGGCTCGATTTCACTACAACTCGACAACTTTGCCGCGTCGCTGCTGGCCGATCGCAAGATCTCCGCCGACGGTGCCCAGTACCTCCTTGTCGTCTCCGATGCAAATCTCACCGGCTCTGCGTCTGGAGTCGCCCCCTACTACTACCTGTTTATGATGCGAGGACCCCAGTAAATGGCCGCTGCCAACAAGTTTCAATCGTTCGCCAAAAATGTCGCCGAAGGCAAGATCAACCTCGCCACGGATCAGCTCGCCGTCGCACTGACCAACGTCGCTCCTGTAGCTACCAATGCGGTTTTGGCCGATCTGACTGAGATCAGTTACACCAACGCGAGCACTCGCAATCTGACGACCAGCAGCAGCACTCAGACCGGTGGAGTTTACAAGCTCACTGTGGCCGACCTGGTAATCACCGCTTCGGGCGGATCTGTCGGACCGTTTCGATACGTGGCGATCTACGACGACACGCAGACCAGTCCAGCCAAGCCGCTGATCGGATGGTACGACCGGGGCGACTCAGTCACCTTGCTTGCTGGCGAAACAATCACGCTCGACTTCGATCAAGTCAATGGACTCCTGACCCTCACCTAATCATGTACAGAGCCACTGCCGGAACACTCAAGGTCTTCGCTTTTAACCGGACAACCAACGCTCCGGTGACTGGCGATGCTGCGCAGATCACTTGCCGAGTCTCGCTCGACGGCGGTGCTCGTGCTGCGCTCGCCGATACCAATCCGACCGAGATGGAGGACGGCTACTACCTTTTTGATGTGACAGCAGCAGAGAACAACGGAACCACCGCAGACTTCTTTCCCGAGTCCGCAACAGCGAATGTCCAGGTGATCCCCGTCGAGCACTCCCGCTACCTGTCGCTTGAGAATGTGATCGCGGCCAAAACCAACACGATCCAGTCGGGCAAGGTTTCTTATGCTGGCCCTGTCACCGCCAAAGGCACCGTCGATCAGATCGTCATCGGCGATGATTACCTCACGGCTCATGGAACGGCATTCGTCTGGACGATCTCCGCGATCCCAGGCATGTCGGCCGGTGCTGTCACGGTTCACTTCGGTGGCACCAACGGGACTCACCCATTCGCTGTCACTGGCACCGCTGCGGACATCGGATCGGGGAAATGGTCGCTCACCTGCGAGATGCCCAAGGCGACCTCGGGCGGACTGGTTCCCGGCGAGTATCGATACTCGGTCGCTGTCCACAATGCTGCCGGCGTCGAACTGACTCGGGTTTATTACGAGGATCCGTTCGTTGCTGTGGAGAAATTCACGCCATGAATGTGACGTTCAAAGTTCGCGAAGCTTTCTTCGATCGCCCCAAAGTGATTGCCTCGCTGAAAAAAGCGAAACGCAAAGTCTTGTCCAAGGCTGGTGCGTTTGTGCGCAAGCGAGCTCGCTCGTCGATGCGTCGGCGAAAATCCGCTTCGGCACCTGGCTCTCCACCTTCGGCTCACTCGCCCAACACGCACTCGCTCAAGACGATCCTGTTCGCCTATCAGCCCCAAAGCGAATCGACAATCGTCGGACCAGTGCAACTGAACCAAGTCAACTTCACCATCGAATCGGTCACGAGCACCGTGGCCGGTCTGCATGAACGGGGTGAGACTGCGATCATTCGCGAGTACCGATACGCATCGATCGAGGGAGAGGGCGAACCGGCCAACTGGCGACGGGTCAACGGTCGCCGCAAGTATGGCGAGCAGCCTGGCTATCGCCTAGAGACTCGCCGTCGCCGAGCTCGGTACCCCAAGCGGCCCTTCATGCGTCCTGCGCTCGAGGCCGAAGCCCCCAAGTTTCCCGAGCTGTTCAAGAACTCGATCGCAGCGGTGAGGTAACACATGGCGAGTAACATCAAGGCCGGTCAAGCTTACGTCGAGATCGCCACCAAACAGGGGTCTTTTGATAAAGGAATGGCCCAAGTCCAAGCTGCGATGGCTCGGCTCAAAGGCGTCGCGACGACCATGGGCACCGGAATCGGAAAGGGATTCGCTGGTGCCCAAGGTGCATTGTCCGGCTTTTCCAAGAGTGTACTCAGCCTCCCTGCTGCGATCGCTGGCTCGGTCGCTGTGACTGGCTTGGTCGCACTGGCAAAGAATTTTGCCGACGCTGGGTCCGCAGTCGATGACATGGCCCAGAGAACCGGCATGAGTGCCGAAGCGGTGTCATCGCTCGGCTACGCAGCCAAGCTCTCTGGCACCGACATCGGAACGCTCGAGAAGGGTGTCCGCAAGATGCAAGTCGGGATTGCCGACGCGGTGGCCGGGGTGCCTGGTGCCGCTGACAAATTCAACGCTCTGGGCTTGAGTGTCGATGACCTTGCAAAAATGTCGCCCGACGAGCAATTCCTAGCGATCGCCGACAAGCTGTCACTGATCCAGGATCCAGCCCTCAAAAGTGCTGCCGCCATGGAGTACTTCGGCAAAGCTGGTGCAGACCTGGTCCCCATGCTTTCCGGAGGTGCTGAGGAAATTCGCAAGCTCCAACAGGATGCCACGGACCTTGGGCAAACCATGTCCGGCGAGGATGCTGCCGCTGCCGCTAAGCTCGGCGATGTGTTCGATCGATTGCTCGGCGTGATCGGTGGCCTGCAAACCAGAATCGGTTCGGCCCTGGCCCCGCTGCTTACCGCAGTCGGCGAACGGATCATCAGTGTGGTCTCGAGCGTCAGTAAGTTCATCGGCGAGAACCAAGAGTTGATCGTGACGATCGCCAAATGGACTGCGGTCGGAGCTGGCCTGCTCGCTGGACTATTTGCACTCGGTGGAGCTGCGGCCGTCGCCTCGGTGGCCATGACCGGCTTAGCTGCGATCGGTGGAGCGATTGCCACGGTATTCGGCATGATCGTCGGACTGATCACCGCCATGGTTTCGCCGATCGGGCTGGTGATCGTCGGAGTCACCGCAGCAGCCGGCGCGTTTCTCTACTTCTCCGGAGTGGGGGGTGAGATGGTCGGCTATCTGGTCGCCAAGTTCAACGAGCTCAAATCGATTGTGCTGCCGGTGTTCGACGCGATCAAGACCGCTCTGATGTCCGGACAATGGCAAGCCGCTGGCCAAATCGCCATGACTGGCCTGCAATTGGTCTTCCGTGTCGCCACTCGGGACATCTACGCGGGCTGGCTTTCGATGGTCACGAAGCTCCAGAATGCTTGGACGGATCTGTCCGCCATGGTTTCCATTGGTGCGATTGAAATGGGCGTCGGTGTCGTGAACACCCTGGCCGGGATTCCAACCCAACTGGCCAAAGGATTCGCAACGGCAGTCACTTGGTTGCAGGGTGCGTTCGACGAAACGGTCAACTTCATCGCCAAGAAATTGCTGTACATCTATTCGCTGATCGACCGGTCGGTTGACTACGAAAAAGCAGCGATGCAGATGGACAAAGATGCTGCCAAACGAGCCGATGCGCGTCAGAAATCGCTAGACACTGCCAATCAGAAGCGAGACCAGGAGCTTCAGGCTGGCAATGCTGGCCGATTGCAAGTAGCAGGGCAGATGCAGCAAGGCATTAGAGACCAAGCCAATCAAACCAAGAGCGATCGCGAGGGACGCAACGCTCAGTCCCTTGGTGTATTTGACAAATCGATTTCTGATCTCCGACAATCACTGGAAACGCAGAAAGCAGAAATCGACAAAACCGCACCAGGGAAAGGATTCCTTTCCTTCCTCGGTCCTTTGGGGCAAGCCGTTGAAGCCGTGGTCGACACAGCCAAGACGCTGTCCGCTCCGACAAGCCGGAAGATCCCCACCGTCGAACAGGTCAAAGCGACTACTGCCACTCAAGTCGGAGGAACGTTCTCCGGCTTTGCTGCTGGCATGATGGGGGGCACTACATCGGCCCTCGATCGCATGGCAGATCAGTCAGCCAAATCGAACGACTTGCTCTCGCAGATCGCCAAGAACACCGCCCAATCACCATCGCCTACTTATGGGACCTAAATAAATCATGAGTGCATGGACGCATTTGCCGATCTTCATTGATGAAACCGCAGAGTCTCGCGAAACGGACTTCGATCTCATTGGTGGACGTAAAAGCTTCAACCGCATTGCTATCGTCACCGGATACACCCAGGCGGAGGATGCTGCACAAGCGGCCATCGACTTGCCCAGTACTCCATTCCCATTGACCATTGCGGCCAGTGGAGTACTTCCCGCGATGCAGATGGTCACTGCTAAGGCGAAGCCGCTTGCGCCAAACGCATGGGAAATTGTCTTTGGGTACGAATCTCGTGCGATCGAGCTGTTCACTTACAGTGGCACGAGCCAGGGCAAGAGCCAGACAATCACCCAGTCGTATGGGACAACGATCTACGGTTCGGGCGCTGCGAATTATGGATCGGCGATTAACGTCGATCAGAACGGAGTCAAGGGCGTCGAGATCGGGATTCCTGGCCTAGAATTTTCGATCGAAAAGACGATGGCAAAGGGCGTACTAAGTTTTGCGTATGTGTTGACCCTTGTGAATTTGACGTACAAAACCAACAACGCAGCTTTTCGAGATTTCGCCCAGGGTGAACTGCTTTTTACCGGCGCGGAGTTCCGTCAATCTAGCAACGGCGAAACGACAGTTACTTTCAAATTTTCCGCTTCGCCAAATCGTACAGGGCTATCGTTTGGTACAATTACCGGCGTTGCCAAGAAGGGGCACGAATACTTGTGGGTTGACTATGAAGCTTGGGAGTCGGGTGGCTTTGTCATCCGGCGACCTCGCGGAGTGTACGTCGAGCGAGTTTACGAAGAAGGCAATTTTGCATTGCTCGGAATCTAACCCCTTCCATCATGACATTTCCAGGCGACAAATTCCGACCATCGGCAAGCCGTGAAAGAGAGATCACGAAGCTCATCGAGGCTGCGCGTGGCGAGCGAGCGTCCTTTGGTACGCCGTTGCTCGATGGACTAGGGCCCGGCCATGCCATCGCCAAGAATGAGACCGGTGCGGATCTGGCAATCGGCAAGGCTGCACTCATCCCCACCGGAAGCACTCCCGGGATTTCGAGCCAAGAGGCAACCCCTCGCGTCGATCCAGAGTACCGGAAAGGCTTCTACACGCTCAAAGCTCTGACCCCGCTGGTCAGTGGTGCAAACCCTTTCTTCGAATCTCTCGCTGTGACAATCGAACCGATCAAGGATGGACGCTTCGGTCGTGTTGCGATCGCAGGCCTGGCAGTGGCCAACTACACATCGCCGAGTGGATTCGTGACGCCCATTGCTGGCAATGTCAGTGGTGGATTTTTCGGCCTCGCTCGAATCGTGACGACGACAAGCGGTCGCGATGGTAGTGCTGGATTCTCGATCTGGGATCTGTCCTGCAGATCGATGCAGGCGGCCTATACACTGACCACCAACTGGGCTGCTGGCTCCGCGACGGCGACAATCGCAGGCTACTCGACGCAGATCCTGGATTCGTTCAACATTGCCACTTGGCAGGTCAACGGCGATCAAGGCATGGCGGTCTATAGCTCCGGTTTCTGGCGAGTGATCACTCCATGGTGTGTAGGGAGCTAGCCAATGACATCGACGATCATAGAGGGAATGACCTGTGCCTGGTGCGACGCCAACGGATCGCAAAAGAAGTGCTACCGCTGCCGAGACGCATGCAGGCAACCACGGCTCAATGACCGTTTCTACAGCATGCAGGTGACTGGCAACAATGGACTGCTGCCCTTTGCTGTGGTGTACGATGCCAGTTTTGCGACCGTCAACGGATGCTGCTCGAGCATCACCGCTTTCCCGAGAGCTGCTCCGAACGATCTGAGTGACATCAACGGTCTGTACCGATGGC